GATTATCTTTATCTTTAACATATCTAGGTTTTGTTAATTTATTTACTCCTCTAACTTTTGGTTTACTTTCATTTATTGGTTTAAGAATATAATCTCCATGTCTATGTTTAACTACACCTACTGTTTTTTTAAGGATTTTAATTAATTCTTCTTTACCAATTTTTAAACTTTTAAGAGCATCTACTATTGGTTTTAAACCAGCGGCTCCACCTTCATCTTTAAGAACTTTTTTAATTATGTTTTGTGCTTTAACTCTTGTTTTTAGTTCTTCTTCTTTTAAATTAGCATCTTCTTTTTCAAATTTATCTAACATACCTTTAGAAAACATTTCATTCATTTTCATTGTTATTCTTCTATACTCTTCAGGATATTCATTTCTAATATGTGTACGAATTTTATTTCTTAATAAACGAGCTTCATCATATATCAATCTTAATTTATCATCCGTTTTTGCTTTAGTATAAACACCTTTAGATGTATTAACTAAGTCAGTTACATCATTAAATAATTCTTCAAAATTAGGTAAATATTCAACTGTCCAACCTACAGCACCTGTTTCTTTATTTAAACGAGAAACAGTATATTTTACACCATTGGAAATTTTAACATCTCCTATTTTAAATCTTTCACCTTTTTCTACTGGTGGCGCCTTAGGGGCTTCTGAAATTTTATACTTGTACGCCATTAGCTATTTTTATTTCTTTAATTAATTCATAATATTGAAGAAGGTCTACAAGATTAGTACTATCTATTTTATCTTTTTTACCTAATTCTGTTAATAATTTAGAAACCTCATTTACCTTAATTTGAGTAGCTTTATCTTTTATATCTTTTGATGATTCTCCAAGTGTTGATTTTAATTCTACTATTTTAGAATTATAAAAATTTCTTAAAGAAGGGGTAGAATCTATAGAATTAATATATTCTTTAAGTACTTGTTTTTGTTCTGTACTTAAATCATCGTATTTAGTATTAAATTTTTCTATTAATACTTTATATGTTAAAATTCTTGTATCTTTATCATATGATGAAAATTCTTCTAATACTGTTTGTCTACGTTCCTCAGATGTTTCTTGTTTAGTTAAAAACTCTAATAATGTTATTTTATTATCAATTAGTTGTTGAGTGTTTGTTGTATTGTCTGAATGTGTACCTTCTATTAATGTATATAATGATGCTAATTCTTTATAATTTTTAATTTTAGTACCAAAAAATTCTTCAACCTTATAATTATTTCTAATTTCTTTGATTAAATTGTATTTTTGTTTTTTTAAAGCTGATCTATTTAATTTTTGGGAATTATCAAGAGCCGTTGTTATAAACATATTTGCTCTACTTTCATTTAAAACTTTTGATTTTAGTATAGTTTCATATAGTTTATATTCACGACCTAATTCAGTTTTAACAAAATATTTTTTAATTATGTCTATAGCTGGTGAGTCAGCACCTTGTAGTGTGTCTGCTGTAATTTGTCTAACAAGTAGTTCAAAAAGTATACCAGGATTTTTAAATTTAGAGTGTTTTATTTTCATCAACGAAATATATTTATTTATAAATATTAGCCTTTTAGTTGAGAGTCATCTAGTAAATTAGAATCATCTTTATCTTCTTCAAATATTAATTTTTTTCCACCTAAACCATCTAAGGATTTAAATATATCCTTATTCTTTAGGAAAGTTATTCTAGCAGCTTCCAAAGTAGGTCTTAAAGTATCACCATCATTTTTATCAGTATCTTTCATTCTTTTAACACCTAGTGGATCTTTACCAAAATTATTATCCTGTTTTCCTCTATTAGATATTTGTTTTTTAGGACGTCCTAATTTTGGATCATCTGCTGCATATTTTTCTGGTTCTGGTACTCCACCTGGATTAGTGTACATTCTACCTTTACCATATAATGAAGCTAAATCATGTGGTGTTCCATAAGATTTACCTGTTGCTACTGGATCATTACCTTCTGCTTCTATTTGAGCATTTCTAAATTGACGCTTAGAATCTTCTCTAACTAAATCTCTATATTCTTCATATTCTCCTTCACTAAAGTGATATAAATTATCATAAATCCAATCGGAAGGAACTAATTTTTGTTCTAATAATTGTTGTGATAATTCTGCTTTTGATTTTAATAATTCTATTTTTTCTTGTTCATAAATAATAGATGGAGTAGTCATGTCTAATGTAAAATTAGTTAACTTTTCATCTGTGTATCCTTGAGTATATAAATGAACTAATGCTATTTTATTTAATTCTGATAGTATAATTCTTTGTATTCTATCAATTGTACGAGCAAATCTAATATCTTCAGCTGCTAATGTAGCTTTACCTTCTACATTTTCATCATAACCTAAAAATGCTTTAGGAATTTTAAGAGCAGCAAATAATTTATTTCTTAAATACTCTACATCTTGAATTCCATCATAATCTAAACCTTTAGTAGTATCTATTCTTGTTGTTGTATCATTACCTCTTACAGGAATATAAAAATCCTCTAACATATTTTGCATGTTATATTTTAAATTATATTCACCCGTTTTTTCATCCATGTAAGGAGTACGTTTCATTTGTGAAATAGTTTTTTGCATAAATGCCTCTATTTCATTAGGTGGAATAGCTCCAACATTCATATAAAACACTCTTTTTTCAGGTGCACGTGCAATTCTATGAATTAACATTGCATCCTCCATTAATGAATATTGTTTAAATAATTTTCTACCTGGTTCTAAATAACTTCTTCCATATGGTAAATAATTAACATCCGATATTAATCTAAAATGAGCCATTTCATAATTATCAAAAAATATACCATTATCTTCAGCACCACCTTGACCATAACCTGTTCCATACATTCCTGTACTATCACTAATTATACCATCAGGGTTATATTTATATCTAATTTCTTGGGGATTTTCTTGATTATACCCTTCTTGTCTTTCAATATGAAAAGCAGTATAAGGAATTACATTATAAACACCATATTTTTCAGCTATTTCCATTTTTAAGAAAAAATCACCATACTTACACATTTGTCTTACCCACATCCAACAATTAAATTCAATATTTAATACATCATAAAATAAATTATAAAGTATTTTTTGTATATCTTCATTTGAACTTCTAATTTGAAGTACTTCACCCATATCATTTTTTAAAGTAGATTCATCAGCTACAATATCTAAAGCAGAAGCACATATTGCGTCTGTATCCATTACATCATATTCTGAGTATAATTGTGGTCTTAACCACTGATAATTAAAGCTAAATTGTCTTCCTAATAAGGATGAAGGGGCTGTAGTATATATTCTATTATATCTGTCTATTAAGGAATTTGTTTCAATTCCTCCCATTTGTTGGATAGTACTACTATCTATTACTTTTAATTGGTCACCCCCAACATTACGAATAATAACGTCTGTTGAAAATAACCTTCTTAATCTTGAAAATACGCTTGTATTTGCCATGTCTATATGTTAGTTATTGTTATAAATATTGTTATAGAAGCCAACTTATGTCTTCTTTTCCATCTTTTGTTTTCATATGATAAGGATTATCAGCACCTTTTGAAAAACCATAACCTCCTTGGTAAGCTGTTCGATTAACCTTCATATTATTTAATGATTGTTTTGTTATATCTAATCCTCTTTGTCTAAATTTTAATGCTGTATCTCTAATATACATTGCAATACCAAAAGCCATTACTAAATCATCATTATATCCTGACTGTGCTTCTGGTCTTCCGTTACGCCATATAAATGTTTTCATTTCTTCTATCAATCTTTTTGATTGTATTGTTACTCCTTTATCACTAATATATTCTTGAAATTTTCCTACTACCATAGGTCTGGTTCTTGAGGACATAGTGAAACCGGGTACCATTTTTGAATGATCTTGGTATTTGTCAAAGTAAGAATTTACATTAGTTGATTCTGTTTTTTGTGAATAATAAAGATTTGGATAATTTCTATCTATTGCTACCTGTATTGTAGCCCAACCAATGTTAGCATTTTCAATTACTAATAATGCTTCATTATATTCAGTTGCTATACCAACTAATAAATGTCCATATTCTTTAGTACCTAATTGTCCTTTATATTCAGCGACTTGTACATTATTTTCTACATCTATTACATGAAAAGCAGAATAATCTTTTCCATCACCTCTAGATACATCAGCTACTACTATATAATTTCTAGTATAATCAGGAGATTCCCAAACCCATAAATTTTGATCTGCTCCTCTCCTTTCTAGGGGATCCTTAATAAAAGATTTTTCATAGTATTCCATATATTCATTATAAAATACTATATCACCAGAAGTACTAAAATCACAATCACATTCTTGTGCCGCCATTCTAGGGTCACCTAATAATTCATCTTGTCTTTTTCTCCACGCCTCATCTCTTTCGGGATGTACAAACCAAGGTAATTTAATAGGTAAAAATTCATTTTCTGCTGCTTCTGCCCTAGTCCATGTTTGGTGGAACCAGTTTCCAGTACCATAAGGAGTACTTAAAGCAATACAACCACCACCAGTTGCTAATGTTTGTTGAGCTGAGGCCCAAATTTCTCCAATATTATCAATAAAAGCTGCCTCATCAATTAATAGCAAAGATACTGCTTCTGATCTACCAGCATCACTTGAAGCTGATGTTGCTTTAATTTGTGATCCATTTTTTAACCGTAGGTTTAATTTATTGTTTTCAGCTGCATCTACTTTAAGCCATGAAGGTAAATTTTCATACATAA